TCTATCGGCAAAGGAAAATCGAATGGCATTGTCACTATTTTTGCTAATATTCTCTCTTTTACTTCCTCTATTTTTCGCATAATTCATTTTTTTTTTCTTTTCTATTAAACCTAAGTATGCCTCGTTCCAGCAATTTGGATACAAGAGGGTTAAGTGTATGATGAATAGTTCTATGTTCTTCTGCATCTCTGCATAAGAAAAGGTTTGATAGGTCGTTGTTTCGTTTATTGAAATCAATATGATGCACTTGCTCACTACTTTCAAGTTTTCGTCCGATATGGTTTTCAATATTCGTTCTATGGATATAAGTAACTTTTTTCTTTCCTCCAACGGTGTACTGGTATATTTCGTATCCATAAGCGGTTCTTTTATGCTCGCTAACTGGGAAATATTTAAGTTTACATCGCATTGCTTTAATTGCAAGAATTGTATGGTTTGGTATAAGTAGTTTAATTGCCTTAATTGGAGAGTTTGTATTATCTCTAAGAATTTGCTTTTCAGATTCTGTCCAAGGTACTGCTTGTGCTTTTGGGTTTTTAAGTAACCTAATTCCAAGTCTTTCTGCCTTTGTTCTGACAGATTTTGGACTTCTGTTAAGTATCTTGGATACATCGTTAGAAGAACGCCTTGTATAATTTTCTCGTAAGTACTGTAACTCACTTTCTTTCCATTTACTTTGATTAAACATTTTTGTAAGTATTTTATATTAAAACCAACTGAATAAACCCTAACTCTATTTTGTGGAAGAACCCAAGCAGTATTCAACTCCTCAAAATCAAATAAATAACCGCTTAAATACATTTCTTCTACAACAGCATTGAAGTCTGCTCCACCTTGTGATGATAATAAGCCTTGTACATTTTCCCATATATAATTTTGAGCCTGGCTTTCTCTTACTATTCTTGCGGCGTGATAAAACAAACTACTTCTTTTACCTTCAAAACCTAATCTTTTACCTGCTATTGAAAGGTCTTGGCATGGATACCCGAAAGTGACAATGATTGTTTCATTTGGGTGCTGCTGTCTGATATTGTGTCCTGAAACATTGAGGACTGAACCGATATACTCTGCATCTGGAAAGTTGTATTTGTAGTTAGCAATTGCGTGAACGTCTATTTCTGAAAAATAGCATTTGATAATGTTGAAACCTGCTTGCTCTAAGCCTTTGTGGAAACCTCCTGCTCCACTGAATAAGTCTATTAATACAATATTTTTAGTCATAATAACCTAAAATTTATCTTTGGTGAATAGGTTAATAAATTCATCAACCATATTTGTTTCAACTTCTTCATTAGCGCCTGTCACCTGATTGGCAATATTTCTTTTCTTGTCAATCAATTCATAGATGTATTCATCAATAGTATTGGCTCCAAGAAAGTATCCACTTTCAACTGGGAATCTTTGGCTTATTCTATCACAACGGCTTTCATCCTGTTCACAATCTGCAGCAGTCCAAGGCAACTCAAGATGTATCACCCGTGAAGAAGCTGTTAGTGTGATTCCCACACCACCACTTTTGATGTTACATATAATAACATTGGTATCACTCGCAACATATTCATGGTCTAGGTTCTTATGGTTCTCAAGACGGATATTACACTTCTTGCATTTCTGAAAGTCATGTACAGCTTGTTGTCTTTTCTCTTGCGGATCAGAACCCACTACAGTTACTGCATGAGGTAAATGCTTCTTCAATTCATCAACAATCTCTTTATGCCAGCAAAACACAACTATCTTTTCACCAGCATCAGTTACTTCCTGAATATGCTCAAGTACCTGTTCAATCTTACCTCTAGCTGATATCTTTTTCAATATCCCAATCAATACCATTGCCTGGCCACGAAGTGCAGTATCAATCTCCCCATCAGTCTTTTGAAGGTTTTCCCTTAAATACTCGATGAAATTGTTTTCAGCCTTTACATACTCATTACGATTGGAGATAGAAACTTTATGGATGTTTCTTGTCATTTTAGGCAAGTCCTTTAATACATCTCTCTTTGCCCTTCTGTAAAAACAATGCTTGTTTAATAAGTAATTAAGCTCTTTTAAATTACTAGATTGAGTTGGTCCATCACAATACCTGTCAACAAAACCTTTGTAACCGCCAAAATTTTCTATCTGTTGTATGATACCTAATTGTGGCCACAAATCAGCTGGCTTGTTTTGAATAGGCGTTCCTGTCAATCCTAGTATGTATTCTTTACCCCTACATATCCCAGCTGCAAGCTTACTCTGTAAAGTTTTACTTGATTTGCATCTATGAAGTTCATCGATAATTACAGCATCAAATAGATTGATAGTATCTCTGAACTTTACATGATTCAATCTCAATGGCTTGTCTTCAGGCTTGTTAATGCTTTCAACAAAATATTTCTTTAAGCTTTCATAATTAACCACGAATACCTTACACATTCCTACCTTATAATACTGAACCCAACTAGTCTTTATGCGATCCGTTATTTCCATTGCCTGCCATCCAGCATTCATCTTCCACTCATTTACCCAATTTTCTTTTAAGGTAGCAGGACATATCACCAATATGCACTTCACATTAGCAGCAACAAGGGTGGCAATACTCTGAAAGGTGTTATGCGTTACGATATAATGGTCGGTCATATAAAGGCTATCAGGAGCAGAAACCTTTATACATTTAGTTTCCATTTCACCAACATAATCAATAGACTCAATATATTTTGAAGCATAATTACGTTTACTCAATGACCAGTTCTGAACCTTTCTTTCAATATAAAACGGACATTCATTAAGCCTAATATTAACCTGCCATTCAATTCCTTTACCCTCTTTAATCCTATTGTATTCACGGATAATTGCCTGCCCACCTAAAGAAAAAACCAATTCAGAAATATCATTAGCAAGTTTTGGCGAACAAGTATGAAACGTAATTCTATTTTTCTTAGAACTTCCATCAGTATCCATCAGACCTCTTAATAACTCCAATCTCTGAATCTTTGAACCCAATAAATATTTCTTAGGTATAAACTTTTCTAGTCCTTTTACATTCACTCCCAATTCTTCTATTTCCTTTTTAAATGGGTTCTTTTTAGTTGAAATATTCTGTGTGATATAATATTGGGGGCAATCGGTATAAGGGTTTAACCTCATTTTTAAATCCTTTGGAAGTAGCTTTTCTATCCTGAATTTAGTTTCAATTTCAAAATCAGGTATCGAAATACATATCATCTTGCCACATATTGAACCATCTCCAAGCAATGCTCCCATAATGTAAGGATGAATAACATAGTCCTTTTCAATACCTTCAAAAGCTTTAGGAATTGGTAATTCCCATTTAAGGCATTTTTTACGATTAGATAACTTCCTTTTTTCGTTAAGATTGTATTTCAAACCTTGATTCAAAAGCTCTTGAGTTGATTTAACACACCAGCCCAATCCTCTAAGTCTTCTATTCATATCCCTTACTTGCCATAAATGCTCAATATCACATTCACATGAAGTACCGTCATTAAAAGTTATTTTGTAAACCTTTCTTATTCCCTGAGGATAAATAGCTTCAATTTGATATGTTTTGCCATCAATCCCTAACACTTCCATTCCAGTAAGAGCTTCGGCCATCGTTATGAATCCATTGGGTGTGGCAATCAAAGAATGTAAAGGTTGTGCCTTCCCAAGACCAGGTTCATCACCTATTATTACCTTCTTATGTTTTAATGAATAAGCAACACCCTGTGCTTGGTAATAGTATAATGAACGCTTTAAAGGAATTTGAATATCCAACTCAGGCAACGGTTCTATCTCTCCTATCTCAACATGCCTTGCAGGCGCAGCTACTTTGCCACCGATTTGTTTAGACCAGTTAAGTAATGCTGAGGAGGACTCTTTAGGTACAAACCAATTCTTTCTGGATGGATTCCATCTAGCACCGGGTATCATCTTGATTGCATCAACAAGCCAAGGCTTATATGCAAAGCTGACTTCATAACCCGTATTGATTTGTGTAAGTTCCAACATGATTAAATTGTTTCCTCGCTGAATGTTGTAGTTTCTTCTTCGAATAATGATAATTGTTGCTCAGGTGCTTTCTTGCCATTAAATAAATACTCATTGATTTCATAGATGGCAGCTTCAATTTCTTCACCTAATACTCCTATTTCATGGTAATCACTCTTTTCCCATTTTTGAAAAGGGGTGTTAAGGTTTACTATTCCAAACTGATTTTCTTTGCTTCCAGAAAGCGTCACTCCCTCGTTTTCATCATTACCACCAATGGAAAATCCTTTGACATCATAAACTTTGTCATCATCATCAATAGAAGTTTCATCACATAAATAAGCCAGATGCTTGGGAAATTTCTTAAAGGCATCCTTTAAGTCTTGGTGAATTGGAACTGTGCAGGAAAGCTTAGTATCTTTCTTACTGTGACCTTGCAACTCTTCAGTGTACTCTACTTCAAGGAATAAATCATCCTTAATTTTTGCATTCTTAATTTTAACTGTACTCATTATTGAAATATTGATTGTTGACTTGTTTGTAAGTCGGCAGCTCTTTTTACCTTGGGTGATTTGCCGACTTTTTTGCTTTTATTATTTGAACCGTAATCATCCGCAACGGCTTCCACTTTTCTCTCACTCAATTCTTCCTTATCTATTGGAAAACCTCCTTTTGAACCTCTGTGTCTAACTATAAGAATAGTATCATAATCAGATACAAGCTCTACTTCATCGCCCATATTCCCATAGCAAAATCCCTTATTGAATCTGCTGTATATATCTTTATTCAGGTAAGGCATAATCATCATGCTTTAAGTGTATCCAGTATTCATTAAACCTATTAATATTCCTTACATTGTTAATCCAAACTGCCATCATCTGTTCTTTCTTCCTTTTGTTGGGGAAACATTGCCAAGGGATAATTTCTACCGTGTCCTTCATAAGCCTCATTTGCCCGCTTATCTCTTTCTTTCTAAGCCCGTGGTTGTTTGCCATTTTAAGAAATGATTGTTGCGCCAACTTCTTTGTCATAAGTGGCAACTGCAACGTTTGGAAGTTGATTGAATATCTTTAAATCTGTTACCAATGGCTTAACGTTCTCCAAGAACTCAATCAGTTTTTCAATATGCGATCTTAACCGTGGTAAATCCTTTTCCTCGTTGTATTCGTAATCTTCGTTATAAACAGAGGTGAAGTCGGTAATTAGGTAAGTAAACCTTTCCACTTTCACGCCTTGTTGCCTCAAACAATAAGGGTAAACGATGTGCTGCCAGTTATGCAAGTATTTGGGGAACTCATAAGCCTTGGTAAGTGTCTTTTGGTCTATGGCAGTATCCATCAAAACGTTATCTGTATATCCATACAATTCAACCTCTCCGTATTTAGTTTCAATTGTACCTTTAACGAATACCTGTGTTGCGCTGCCTTCCAATTCCCTTGCAAACTCGTGGCAGATATGAACTGGGTAATAAAATTCAGGTGCGAAACCATCGGCAGGATAGATATAGCTTTTAGCATCACTTGATAAGTAAACACCATTTGGTAAGCCACCTTTCAATAGTGCATCTGTGATTTGATTGAACTTAGTTCCTTTGTCCGCAGCTTCGCTATAAGGCTGTGGCGCACGGTTTACCTTATCCAAGAACTCTTGTAAAGCCGTTTGGCTTTCGTTTTTTTCGTACCAAGCATAGCTATCTAGCAAGCTGGGGTATATCCTGTAGTTTATCATACTGCTGCCCCCTCTGTTTTAGCTTCGTATAATCTTGTTTGCTTATTAAGGGTAAATCCCAAATCCTTTACTTTAGCAGAGAATCTTGTTTGAAGCTGTAACTTGCTATCCCAAATATGGTCGGCAAAAGATTTAGCCCACACACCCACTTTGTCTGCATCTTCTGGTGTCTCTATGGCTTCAATCTTACCCTCTATCACTTCCATCAACTCCAGGTACTCTATACCCAATTGCTTACGCTTCTCTAGGTTATTTTGGTAATCAACGAAAGTTTTTGAAAGGAAGTCGTTAGGCTGTCCGCCGTTAACCACATCCAACAATTTAATCTTAGGTTCTAAACCGCAAGTGTTTTTACCATAGTACTTTTCGCACGGATCGAAACTTATTGTCCTTTGGTTGCCTATCATTTCGATATAGCCTACCAAATCAAGTTCCTTAACTAAGTCGCTGCCTGAACTACCACCAATTTCTGGACGGATGATTTTTTGGTCTCCGTCCTTTTCTTCCATGTCGTGGGCAACGAACACGATAGACTTGCCCATTAAACGGATTCTTTTTAGAAAGTTCCTAAACTCCGCTTTCCTTTCGCCATAGCCTTGTAAAGCAAGTGCGCCGTTAGCCTTACCCATCTTTGGATTATTCTTGATTATCCAAGCTCCCATAAAGTCCAGCATCTTTCCTGCCGTGTCTATTATGAATGTCTTGTAAGAAGATAAATCCTCTGTATTTAACACATCAATCATATTTTGCCAACTGTCAATTTGCACCGTGTCTCCCTGATGGCGAGTGTTTACCCTGTGGATGCCATTGTCGAAATCAAACATCAATGGCGATGGTGAAGAAAGTGCCAGTGTGGACTTACCTGTTCCAGGTTGCCCGTAGATTAGTACTGACGGGAATACCTGTGTCTTTAACTCGTGTGGTTTTTTAATTAAACTCATAACTTACTATTTTACTTTGTGATTAAATTTGTGCTGGATTAAGAATTTTATGGAATGGCGCAAAAACATCGGGTGTTTCATCGGCTTGTGACCTAGCCTGTTCTCTCCAATCAATAGAATCAACTAAATCAATGAATACTCCAGCTTTGTCTAATAGGCTGCTAATGTCACCTATTACTTTACCGTTAATCATTAGCTCAGCAGTAACATCATCATAACTGTTGAAGTCGCCGTCATTGTCGCAATCAACTGAAACTATCAGTTGCTGGTGTTGGATGCCGCCTGTTTTTAGTCGTAGCGACTTTTCGAATGTTTTACTTACTTTTGACATCTGTATAACTTTTACTTTGTGATTAAATGGCCCTGTTCCCGCAGGGCTGTTTTTATTTAAATCGTTTATACCATTGGTTGTAATCGTTGATTAACCGAACGGGATATAATCTACTCAATTAAACACTCTTTAAAACCTTTTATAAGCAAGAATTCCTGCCAAAAAAGATAATCCTATCCAAGATATTGCTATGATTGCCACTATCATCAGTTACTGTTTGATTTATCACATGGAAGCGTAGTGGCTTCTATCAAAGCATCTATATCATCAATGCCTACAGGCTTGCGGAAGTATAATTCACACAGCTCCTTTGCATTGCTCACTGGCTCTGGAAGCATAGCTGCAACCACTTCACCCAATGTTTGCATGAAAGCAGACCTGGTACTAACAGTAGCGGCATCTTTCTCTTTCCATCCAGCATGATGCACCACATCATCACGGTAAGCCCTATGCTCTGCATTCAGCTTGAGCATCAGCTTGTCTATTTTTTCAATTTCTTGTAAATCTGTTTGCATCTTAAAATCTTGTATCGTTGTTATCTAATTGAACTGAATCGTATTTCATGATTAGGTAATCAGCTATCGCTATCCCTATCAGTATGGCAAGTGCTATCATCGTTATTTGTTTAATTGTGCAATCGTTGTTTTCAAGTAAGCCACCCTGTTTTCATTTGGATAGGGCTTTTCTTCTTCCTCTTTCAGCCTATCTGGCAAGTCAGTCACCAACCATCGGTAAAGCTGTTTGAGAGAATATTGCCTATCGCTATTCCTCAAAGGATGGAATTTTTCTAATGTGTTTGTCATTTTCTAAAGCTTTAATAACTGAATCTATTTTCCGGTGCTTTTCAGTTTCGTTCAACATTGTTTGGGCTTGCATCAAATCCTCTGTCGGATTATACTTAGGCATGATAACTGTTGTGTGCTGTGTGATAATTGTCATAATCCCATCAATTTTGACTTAGAATAAAAGATGTTTTTCTTGTACCCCTCTCTCCAGTAAGACTTAGGCATATTGCCGCTATTTCTTTCGTTTTGCAGCGTCCTGACACTTTTGTAGCCTAGTATCTTGTATGCCTCCTTTTCGTGAATCCAGTCCTCTGTATCAATAGCAGCCTTTACTTCTTTTAGTTCGTTTTCAACGTTCCTAAGCGTTTTGGCTATCTTGTTGATAAAATCCTCTGGTACGTCAACCTTGCCCATTACTTGATACTTTTAAGTAGTTTCTTTTGCCTTTTTTCAACAAGTGGTGCTAAATAGTTGTATAGAGCAACGGCAGCCTTAATATCTCCAACCTTGTTATTTAAGTATCTGGAAATAGTTGCATTAGACACACTTTCAACTCCCATAGCAGCAGCTATAATCTTGCGACCTTCCTTTCTTTCATCTTCGGTAACGTGGTCTAACAGTTGATGCAACTTGTCGCCAACTTTTTTTTGAAAATCTTTTTTACCGATAATGTTTGCTTTTACCAAAATTTCTTCCATTTGTATTTAGATTGTTATATCTTTGTCTTTTGAGTGCAGTTTTAGTGCAGTTTGGGTGAAAATATAAAGTGCGTTAATCGGGATTTTTAAGGGTGTAGGTAGTTGTCTCTTTGACATCATCCAGTACCTCTTTCAAGATTGTTTCTACCTCTTTTATGGGTAGTCCGTCAACGTGCCTCTTTATCTCGTTCTTTCTTTCGTGCTTGATATTGTTTTCAAGCTCAGTAGAAAGTTGTTGTTTATGTTCACTCATTTGTCACTACTTTTTAAGTGTTCTTATGTTGCTTTGAGAATGTAAAAGTATAGAAACAAATGGAATAAAGTAGAAATAAGTAGAAATTATGCAAGATTTAGAAATCATCTAAAAAAAGCACTGGTTTATTAAATATTATCTAAAAATGGGCTATTTTTCTGAATATATTAAGGGTGGAATACTAAGGCTAAAGACCTCAAAAAAAGGTTTAGCTACATCTTTAGGTATTAATCCGTCTCAAATTTCCGGTTGGATTAATGATAATATTGTACCTCATCCTGATAGGTTGGCTCAGATAATAGAATTTTTTGGAGATGACTATGTAGAAATACTTAGAAATATAGAATTGGACAAGCCAACTCAAAAGACATTCACAGAGAAAAGGCGTGATTTAAAAAATACCGATAACCCTAAAATTGTAAAATTATATAACGCAAGCGTGGCTGCTACACCTAAAGCCGCCAATGATGTTGTGATAACCGACAAGTCCGACTTTGTAAATATTTACGATGTATTGGGCAAATGTGATTTTGCCCTGCAAGTGAGTGGTAATAGTATGATGCCCAATTACCCACCCTCCAGCATTGTGGGGATGCTAAAAAAAACGGATTGGATAATTAGACCAGGGGAAGTGTATGTTATAGAAACGGTTGACGAAGCGGTAGTGAAACGATTGTTTTATAAAGACGATGACAGCAATAGCGATGTTTTTGTGTTGGTTAGTGACAATGCAATGATTTTGGAAAATGGGGCTAGGATTGGCAAATTGGCTTATCCTCCATACGATTTACACAAGAAAGATATTGTTGCTCTTTATTCTGTTACTGGTAGCAGCAAACGGATGTTTTACGGGACCAGCAAGATTCAGTTGTAATTTTTAACCAATAAAATAGAAAAGTATGAAACACGTTATCAATGTATTTAGGTTTATAGTTTTCCTTATCTTATCGGCTCTTATTTTGTTCTTTAGTTTTTGGGGATTGTCAATTGGCGTAGACTATTTAAGTACTTTATCGCTATTCAATGTAATATGGATTGGGTTGATAGTGGGGTTGGGCATTAACGGTCTTATTAACATAGGGGTTATTTATATAGCAATGTATGTATCCAAATTTAACCCGTACACAACCATTGGTAATTGGATTGTAGTTCCGTTTGCCATCTTATATTTTTTGTTCAGTGAATATGTTTTATGGACAGGTTCGGATTACACTAACACAAGGGTGTTTATATGCAATGCTATTTTTGCTATATGTACGGTTAACTTAACGTTCAACTTTTCTATGTGTATATCAAAGGAATATAATGTAGTATGAGTATTGTAGAAATATTAGTGGGGATTGTAGTTATTTTACTTGCATCTACATTTGTTTTTGTCGCCGGAGCGAATCTTTTATTTATGCTGTTATCAATTAAACTTTCAAATATGACAAAGAAAAGAATCTTGTATATAGTTGGTGGCATCCTACTACTGCTTACCATCTTAAACCCTACCATGAGTGATTTTAAGGCTCACGAAGGCATAGAGGGAAATTATACTAGATATAACAGGTATTTAATAAGCAAGCCTATTAATGGGATTGTTTTTTCAATTTACGAAAACGGGGCAAAGCACACAAGTTACTTGGGTATATTAAAGAACTTTTGGCAATTAAACTAACCACTATGAATTTCAGCGAACAACTAATAGCGTACAGAAGGGCAAACGGGTTATCACAAAAGGATCTTGCGGAAAAATTAGGCACCACCCAACAGAATGTGCAGTATTTAGAGGCTAAGGGCGAAGTGAAGGTAAAGACCAAGCAGGAAATAGAAAAGATACTTGGTGATGGGTTTAATGCTATCTTGAAGCCTAAACTTGCTTATGATAACAGTGATGATGTAGAAACCTACAAGCGCAATGCGGCTATCTACAAAGAAAAGTATGAGCATTGCTTGAGGATGGTGGAGTTGCTTGGTGGGGTTGCTTAGTGGGGTTGGGGGTATAATAGCAAAGCAAAGCCATTATCCTGCAACGACTGTGCTATCAGAATAACTCATAGTAAATCCCCTAAAACCAATTCAAAGCAAATGATGCGTACATTCCTGTCCCATAGATTTATTTATTCACCCTTGTATTGATACATCAGGTATGGGTATTATTGTCAGATAAAAGACCTATGCGATTTAAAATGTTTTCGCTTGCAGGACTATGTTGTGAGGTTGCACATTGCATAGGTTTCGTTTCGGCCTTTTACCCGTCATCATCTACTTAAAGAACATTACCGACTTATACGGTATGAATTTTTATAAAGTACAAAACTGAAATCAGCTAAAACAGATGGGATATAAAAAATCCCCTAATACTTCGGCTGCATTACAAAAGTAAGAGGCAGGTGAGAACCGAATATATAAAGGGGATTTGCCTTAAAAATAAATGTCTTTTAATACTCAGTTCTCACGCCGAGCGTACAAGTGTACTGAGCAAAGTTAAAACTTTTATTTGTTTCTTACAAATATTTGTTTGTGTCTATTTTTACTTCAACCTTTCCATTATTTTTTTACTCAAATCTACATTACTTATCTTGGCGTATATCCTAGCGGTCTGTACCGTATCGCCCAGCATTTCTGCCACTTCGTCCACCGTGAACCCTTCGGACATCATCATCATTGCGAAGCTGTGTCTTGCCGTATGGAACTTCACGTTTTTATTGATACCAGCTAACTTAGCTATTTCTTTGATATGTTCCCTTACCTTTTGTTCGCTTTCTGTTATTGGATTGATACTAACATAGTCCAAAATAGGTTTTAATCTCGAATAGATAGGGATAGATACTATTTTGCCGTTCTTCTTGGCTTGCAATGTCACTTGCCCGTCCGCTACTCGCTTGGTATTGTCAAAGCTCAGGCAGTCCCCTATCCTATATCCTAAATGGCAAGAAAATAAGAAGTAATAACCTGCGTTTTTCATTTCCTTGTGGCCTAGTCCTTCAACCACTTTCGCAAAGGCTTCTATCTCATCCTTGGTCAGATAATCTGGCATTGTCCTTTCGGATTTCGGCTGCACATATTTCTTGAACGGATCAATGTTAATCAAATCTTTTTTCAGTGCGTGGTTGATAATAGCCTTCAAAAGTGCCATATTTCCCTTTAGTGTGTTGCGCACTATTCCGCCGTCCATTAGGAATCGCTCAAAAGAAACTATCCATTTATAGTCAATTTCTGCAAGCCTAGCCCTTTCGTCAAAGTCTTTTATCTTGTCACGGATAACCTTGTAATGCTTTAAGCGCCCTTCCGATAGTTTGCCAGAAAGCTCTTGCATCAGGTCCGTGATAAAATCTGTAAGTAATCCAGATGCAGTGTCTATCGTTTCGCCGGAAGCAATCTTTTTAAGAACTTTTTCCGTGATGGGAATATCCTTGCGCATTAGTTCCAATATTCTGCCTTCGATATTGTTGCAAGCTGTTTTGATAATAGCGTTGAGCCGCACCTTTTCTTTGTGCCAAACAACTTTGTCAAGCTTGAAGTTCCCCTCTGGAACTTTTACTCCTGTGGCTTTGTACGCCTTTAGCTTACCGCAAATAATTTGAATTGATACGCCTTGTAATCCCTTGCTGTCTTTGTATTGCATCAGGATAGGCTTTACCGAGTATCCCATAATTTAAAATTTACAGAACAAAGTTATAGAATTATAGAACAGTTACAGAATAAATTTAGTATCAAATATGTTATTTTATGCTACTTGCCAAAACCGTATAGGTCACTAAAACAAGCTGTGCTATACTTAAATAGTTGATTGTCAATAACAATAGACAAGAAAAAAGCAGCTTTCGAGGGCTGCTTAAATTCTATAAAGTGATCCGGATTGGATTCACGCTTTGTGATTATTTTAACCTAATTTGTAGAATTATTGCAGATTGTAGAATATGTGTAGAAACTTTTACTACCCAAAACTCCACCTTGCTTCCGATTCTGTCGGAAATAACTGACAACCCCAAATAGTATGAACTTTAACTATTTGCATAATTCCCTCTTCATTTCTTTCTAGGTATATTTCTCGTGTATTAACTTTGTCAGGATGTTTTTGTTTAAATTTTTCAACAGCATCATCAAAGGTTTCAGCTTCTTCTTTGCCTTCTAATTGGGCGAAACCTGTTTCACCTGTTATACGATAACCCTCGCTCCAAATTTCCCAAATTGCCATAACTTAAATTTTACAGATTCAATACTTGCCTTGCCGTGTTCAAAAATGTTTCTACCGTGGCATCTGGAGTAATACCTAACTGGTGCATCTGCTTCGCCTGGACTTCCAATCCACCGTAACAAGTTTTATTCGTAACGTGGCAAACGTGCGAAGATTGTAACCCCGTGAGGTAGCCGTTTATTTCTTTGAGCCGTTCTTCTGACAAAGAAATAGGATTGTTGCCAAACATACAGCTTTTGCATTTCGCTTTATTGCAGTTCGTCTTATCTAGGTAGTTCATACTTTGAAATGTTTATAATAATTCATCGCATTATCAATCTTTACCTTTAGATAAAATTCAGCCATACGATGCAGTTCAATGTCTATTTCTTCACGGTAAAGGCTTACTTTGGTAAACCTAATATTGCTTTGAGCGGCTAAATTTTGAGCAACACTACCCTGCTGAAATCTTCTATCAACAAAAATTGGGGTGCTACTGTTGGTTTGTATAGTACTATCATACGTAAGCACTACGTTATACCCCTCTACCTGTACGCTGTTAGGAAACTTTGCCATATAGTTCTTTACTTCCTGTGATCCGTTGCTGCTTGTTCGCCACTTGTAAACCCTGGCCACCATAAAAGGAGGCTTTTTTACATTTATCACATAATTGCTTTTGTCTGCGCCCTGAGTTTCTACAAAATAGTGTTCGTTAATCATTTACTTATTAGTTTACTTCCATTTCAAAAAGAACATTGAAACTACCTTGCTTCGGTGCTTCTTTCTTCTGGAATGGCTTTTGTGATTTATTAAATTCCTGTTGTTGTCTTGGGGTCTTTTCTTTACCCTCAAATAATGGATAGCCTTTGATTCTTGCCACATTCTGATTAAACTTGTGCCAAACATCTTCACTCACAAACTCAAAGTGCATATTGCCGTTTTTATAGCCCTTGTATTTGAAAAAATGGCTAGTGTACCATTCGCCGTAAGTGTTACGGTTTACCGACCGTCTTACAGTTTCAACTTCGTCATAATTCAACCCATTGATATAGCATAACGCTTTTTCAAAGTCGGTTATCGAACCTCCGTTTGCGTCACGAAAGTAATTATAAGTGTCTGAGGTGTAACCATATTCTTTCGCTGGGCTAACCATGTAAGGCAGAATAAACTTTTTGCCAACTAGATAATGCAAGTTCGTTTTCCATCCCTTGGGGCTAAATTTATTGTCATGGTGATGCAATGTCACTTTATCGAACACCTCAATAATTGCTTTATCCATTCTTGCCGATGTGGTGCCAACAACTATATCAAGCATTCTGTAAATATTCTTCATGGTGAACGGTACTTCGGTTTGCTGCTCTACGAATTTATTTATGTCGTCTCGTAGTCCACAGGTCGCATATTTACCCATGTTGAGCTTATCAAATATAAACTTCCAACCGCTTTTTTGCATCTCTTTTTTGAAGTCGTTGCGGCTTTTTGGTACATGGTCTTGTGTTATTGCCATGCCCATTTTAGCAGAATAAAAGCCACTTGTTAAGTTATTCATCTTCACGGCTGCGGCTAACTGTTCATCATAGATTTTTATTGCACCTACATACCTGTTTACTAGATCACGAACTACATTATAACTCATTATCCCGTTTGCCTGTTCCTCTACTTCATCATCCATAAAGAAACCCTCAAACTCGGTGTTATAGCTTTGACCAGGCTTTGTTATTCTGACAAGTGCCACCAATGCCCCCGTCTTACGTTCAGCATCGCTAAAACAGTCGCCTATTAGCTCATAGTTGCCATAATTTTCGATTATATTACCTAAGTTCTTACGACTAGCCGAATAGGTATTTTTAACTGTCTCTTGGTTACATATTGCTACTATCCTGCAACCGTTGGGAGCTATGTTGTAAGCGTGTAGAATATGGGTATCAGCATTAGAAAACGGCGGGTTCATTACTATCATGTCTATATGGCTTACATCCTCGCTTTTTACGTCCAGAAAATCGTCTGCTATTACTCTGCACTTAGTTTGCAGTATCTTTCTTAAGTCGGGGTGTTTTTCGGCTGCAATTACTTCTTTTGCGCCGTTGTCTAGTAGATAAGTTACAATTGCACCATGACCGCCAGAAGGCTCGAGTATTACCTTATTTTGTATGTCCTCGCCGTGTAACATTCTTTCGATTACTTCGGTAGGGGTTGGGAAAAATTCGCTGTTAAACATTCGCTTTGGTTTTTAGAGCATTATTGAATAAGGTTTCTACGTTTTCGCTTTCTATATGTCTGATAGCTATTTGCCAATAATACTTTTTGTTAGTATTAGGCTTAAAATCGTTTGAGAGGCAATTGTATGTCCTGACATTTATTGCCTCAAAAACCTGTTCCATTTTAGCTTGGGTAAGCTGTTTTACTATTGTACTTGTCATCTTTACTTTGTTTGCGTATAGTCGCCACCGTTTGGGGTTAATTAATTGAGCTTATCCATTTCGTGTGAAGCTCTAAACTTTGCTTTAAATCTCCTTTAAACTCACAGCCCGATTTAAAAGTCTCTGGGCTGTTTTTGTTGTAGAAAGAGTAAACATTGAAAATATCTCCTTCGCTTATTTGTTTTGGCACTTTAGCCAAATAGATAGGAGTATCGCCGTAAATATCAAAATAGGTTATTCCTATATTTTGCTCGAAGTCGTTAAACTCCTGGTCTGCGTTGTCGTGCTGAATGATGATAGGCATAAAATTAACTTTTAAGTGAATTAAAAAATTAGTTTACTTGAATGATACCATGAGGAAAATAATCTAAAAAATCATCGGTAATCTTATCCTCGGTGTAAGTTGTAGCAAATACGCCGTTAAAATACTCAAAGGCTTTCTTTCTGCCGTCCTCGTAGTCTTGGCAATTAATTTCTGCCACTACATCTTTATCAAATGTCTTTCCATTTACGCTATGGGTGTGCGTTTGTCCAAATGTTACATAAATTTTCATCTTGCTAACTTTTAAGTGAATTAATAGTTTGTGGCTTTTATTATTGCCTCTTTTGCTTTTAATAACGCTGCGGGGTACTCTGGCGTAAATTGAACACACCAATCATGTAGATTTATAAGTGCTTCGAGCATATCAGGGGCTGCCGCTAAAAGTGCTGCGTTTGCTTCTGCTTCTTTTTCGTCCTTTTGGCTATACACTACCGCAATAGTGTTGCCCGTTTCCTCGGATGCTATTAAGTACTGACTACTGCTGCCGCTTTTGTAAAAATTGCCTTTTGTGTGTTTACTTTCCATAATTAGTGCGTAAGTGCGCCCACGTTGTTTAATTTTTTAAAATTGGGTTAATTGTTTTATAAAGACTTTCAAAT